TCGATAAACCAGAAGACAAAGTAGAGGACCCTTATGGTATACCTATTAAACAGGGCGTTATTGAGTTTTGGGAAAACGAAGTAGATGGTCTTAAAAACGACCAAGATGGATTGAATGAATTTTATAGACAGTTTCCGAGAACAGAACAGCACGCTTTTAGAGATGAAGCGAAGGAGTCTCTGTTTAATCTAACAAAAATATACCAGCAAATAGACCACAATGAATCTATGGCTGCAAGTACATTAGTTACAAGGGGAAACTTTCAATGGGAAAATGGCATTAAAGACACTAAAGTGATGTTTATGCCAAATAAAGACGGAAGGTTTCATGTTTCATGGATACCTCCTATTAGTTTACAAAATAGGATTATATCTAAGCACGGAACAAATTATCCGGGTAATGAACACTTAGGAGCGTTTGGGTGTGATAGTTACGATATATCAGGGACAGTAGATAGTAGAGGCTCTAATGGTGCTTTGCATGGGCTAACAAAGTTTAGTATGGAAGAAGCTCCTGCTAATCATTTCTTTTTAGAATATATTGCTAGGCCTCAAACGGCAGAAATGTTTTTTGAGGATGTATTAATGGCTTGCGTATTTTATGGTATGCCAATATTAGCAGAGAATAATAAGCCTAGACTATTATACCATTTTAAAAATAGAGGCTATAGAGGGTATTCAATGAATAGACCAGATAAAGCGTATAACAAGTTATCAGTTACAGAAAGAGAAATAGGTGGTATACCTAACTCAAGTCAAGACATTATGCAGGCACATGCTGCTGCAATAGAAACATATATAGAGGAACTTGTTGGAATTTTAGGTGATGATGAAATGGGGGACGTTTACTTTCAAAGAACGTTAGAAGACTGGGCAAGATTTAATATAAATAATAGAACAAAGCATGATGCTTCTATTAGCTCTGGCTTGGCCATTATGGCTTGTAACAGAAACCGTTATGCGCCAATAAATAAAGTAGTAAGAAAAAATATAAATCTAGGAATGAAAAGATATGACAATTCTGGAAGTTATTCAAAAATAATAAATTAAATGAACGTAGGCGCAAATCCAAACAGTGTATTCCCTAGCCAAGTTGTTAGTGATGAGGAAAAATCAAGCTATGAATATGGCGTTCAGGTTGGTAGAGCAATTGAAGCGGAGTGGTTTCAACAAGGAGGAGTTGGCAATAGATTTGCTACAAATTACAATCACTTCCACACGCTTAGGTTATATGCAAGAGGCGAACAGCCCGTACAAAAATATAAAGATGAGTTAGCAATAAACGGTGACTTATCTTACTTAAACCTTGATTGGAAACCAGTTCCAGTTATTTCAAAGTTTGTAGATATAGTATCTAATGGCATTACAGAAAAGGAGTACGAAATAAAAGCTTATGCCCAAGATCCTGGCTCTACGAAGAAAAGGACTGACTATGCTGAAAAGATGTTACAAGACATCATAATGAAAGAGCAGCTACTTAAGCTTAAAGAGCAAACAGGAATTGATGCGTTTAACACAGATAACCCTGACAAGCTTCCTGATACACCAGAAGAATTGGCTACTCATATGCAGCTTGATTACAAGCAATCAATAGAGATAGCAGAGGAAGAAGTTATAAACCAAGTACTTGCTAAAAACAAGTTTAACGAGGTTAGGAAAAGATACAATTACGATTTGACTGTATTAGGTATAGGTGCAGTAAAAACAACTTGGAACAAAGCGAATGGCGTTGTTACAGAATACTGTGATCCAGCTAATATGGTTTACTCTTACACTGATGATCCAAACTTTGAAGACATATACTATGTTGGCGAAGTAAAATCAGTGTCAATACCAGAACTTAAAAAGCAATTTCCAAACATACCACAGGAAGAACTTAAGCGTATTGAAGAAATGCCTGGCAATAGAAACTATATTACAGGCTGGCAAGGGTATGATGAAAATACAGTACAAATATTATATTTTGAATACAAGACATACAACAATCAAGTATTTAAAATAAAGCAAAGTGCAAATGGGTTAGAAAAAGCAATACAAAAAACAGATAGCTTTAATCCACCAGAAAACGATACGTTTAAAAGAGTATCAAGAAGCATAGAGGTATTATATAGTGGAGCAAAAGTATTAGGCAATAATCAGATGTTAGAATGGAAGCTTGCAGAGAATATGACAAGGCCATTTGCAGATACCACTAAGGTAGATATGAATTATGTTATATGTGCCCCTAGAATATATAACGGTAGAATTGATTCACTAGTAAATAGAATTACTGGGTTTGCTGATATGATTCAGTTGACTCATCTTAAGCTGCAGCAAGTAATGTCTAGAATGGTTCCAGATGGAGTATTCTTAGATGTTGACGGCTTAGCAGAAGTTGATTTAGGAAACGGAACAAACTATAATCCTGCTGAAGCACTTAATATGTACTTCCAAACCGGTAGTGTTTTAGGTAGGTCTATGACACAAGATGGGGAATTGAACAGGGGCAAGGTGCCAATTCAAGAATTGCAGACATCGAGCGGCGGTGCAAAAATACAATCGCTAATACAAACCTATCAATACTATTTACAAATGATACGGGATGTTACGGGATTAAATGAAGCAAGAGATGGTTCTGCTCCAGCTAAAGATGCACTCGTAGGGCTGCAAAAGATGGCCGCTAATCAATCTAATGTAGCAACCAGACATATATTGCAAGCAAGCTGCTATTTGGCTCTTAGAACGTGCGAAAACGTTTCAAGAAGAATAGCTGATTCATTAGAATACGCTTTAACTGCAAATTCATTAAAGAATAGTATAACACATTTTAATGTTGCTACGTTGGATAGCATAAAGGAGCTTAACCTACATGACTTCGGTATATTCTTAGAGTTAGAGCCAGATGAAGAAGAAAAAGCACAACTAGAGCAAAACATACAAGTTGCTTTACAATCAGGTGGTATTGATTTAGAAGATGCCATAGATATTAGGCAAGTGAAAAATCTTCAACTAGCAAACGAAATATTAAAGACTAGAAGAAAAGAAAAAGCAGCAGCTGCACAACAAGCGCAGCAAGCTAACATACAGGCACAAGCACAAGCTAACGCACAGTTAGCAGAACAGACTGCAATGTCGGAAGTTCAAAAGCAGCAAGCATTGACTGCAGAAAAAGTAAGTCTTGAGCAAGCTAAATCTCAATTTGAGATACAAAGAATGCAAACAGAAGCTCAAATTAAGAGAGAGCTTATGGCTGAAGAGTTTAACTTTAACATGCAATTAGCCCAAGCAAGAATCAAGTCTGAATCTGAAAGAGAAAAAGAAATAGAAGACAGAAAAGACCAGCGTGTAAAAATAACAGGCACACAACAATCCGAAATGATTGACCAAAGAAAAAACAACTTATTGCCGAAAAACTTTGAAAGTTCAGGTAATGATGTATTAGGAGGCTTTGGGTTAGAAAAGTTCGGGCCTAGATAGAATTTTTTAATTTATATTATATTATATTATGTCAGAAAAAGTAGAACAGGAAGGTGACTTTAAAATAAAAAGTAAACCTAAAATGAAAAAGCTTAATAAGCAAGCCGAAACTATTAAAGTAGATTTACCTGCTAAAGATAAGGCTGAGAAAGAGCCTATTAAAGTTGATTTAACAAAAGACAATGCCAATAAAGAGCAAGAAACAACAACAGTGGCTGCAGATAAACCAGCCGAAACTGTACAAGAAGTGGATACAGAAGTACCATCAGGGGAAAGCACCGTTCAAGATGAAGGGTTTGCTGGCATCCAAGAAATAACTGAAGAGGAAGCTAAAGAAGTAAAAGAAGTTGTAAAGGAAGCAAAAGAAGCAATTAGGGATGAAAAAATTACGGGTAAGCCGTTACCTGAGAACATTGAAAAGCTTGTTGCCTTTATGGAAGAAACGGGAGGAAATGTAGAAGACTATGTTAGGCTTAATGCAGATTACTCAAACGTGGATAATGATGTGCTTTTGAAAGAGTACTATAAAAAAAGTAAACCTCATCTAAACGATGAAGAAATAAAATTCCTTTTGGAAGACAATTTCTCGTATGACGAAGACATTGACGAAGAAAGAGATATACG